GATGGAACAACTGAACCATTAACTCAAAATAATTTTTCATTCTCTGCAGATCTTAGAGAACTTCAAATTAGAGGTTTACGTGCAGATGATACTGGTGCTCAACTCATCACTACTGTCAAAAAGACTAATATAAAATCAAAGAAAAAAATTAAAGATAGAGTTAAATCTTTAGTTGTTGATAAGTCTATTAGTCCCGCCTCTGGAATTGGTTCAACCACTTTGAATGATGGATTAAGTTATGGAAACTATCCATTTGGAACTAGAGTTCAGGATAATATCATATCATTAAATGTTCCAGATATTATTGAGATTCATGCGATATATGAGACATCTGATGTTGATTTAAGTGATGCTAATTTTGGTGCTCCAGAAATGGTCCTTACACAGTTGAATGGACCTACTGCTACAACTGGAGATATGACCGTTGGTGAATTAATGGTTGGTCAAACAAGTGGTGCAGTTGCCGTATTTGCCGAAGTAAAAGATGCAAGTACTGTTAGATATCTTCCCAAAAATAATTTTAAATTTGTAGAAGGAGAATCAGTTGTATTCCAAGAATCTTCTATCACTGGTGGAGTAAGTAGTCTAGACACAACCTCTTTTAATATTTCATCAAACTACACTTTTGGATCTGGTCAAAGAGGAACAATTTATAATTATGGTTTCCTAACCAGAAAATCTGATTCAGATGCTCCAAAAAATAAAATAAAAATATATTATAAGGCTGCATCATTCGATCCTACTGATGATGGAGATGTTGTTACCGTTGAATCATATAATGACTTTGACTACTCTACGGAAGTTAAAGCAGTAAATGGAATAATGAATACGGATATTATTGACTTAAGACCAAGAGTCAATAATTACACAGTATCTGAAGGATCACGATCACCTTTAGAATTCCTTGGAAGATCTTTTGATTCAGTAGGAAATTCTGTTCCAAATATTCTTGCATCAAATGAAACTATTTTCTTAGATTATTCATACTATCAAGGAAGAATTGATAGACTTTATTTGCATAAAGATGGAAAACTTCAAATGAAGTTTGGAACTCCTGCGGATGATCCAAAGAGATCACAACCAGAGTCTCCTTCAAATGCAATTGAACTTGCTACGATAGAGTATCCTCCATATCTCCATAACGTACAACAAGCATCTATTAAATTCTTGAAGTACAAGAGATATCAGATGAAGGATATCAAAAAACTTGAAGAGAGAATTAAAAATTTAGAGTATTATACAACTCTCTCTATATTAGAAACAAATACTGCAAATCAATTTATTCCAGACTCAAATGGTCTTAATAGATTCAAATCTGGATTCTTTGTAGATAACTTTACAACATTCTCTACTCAAGATTTAAGACTTGGTAGAAATAACAGTATTGATCAAGCCAATAAAATTCTTAGACCAAAGCACAGTACAAACTCTTTTACTTTACAAACAGGACCTGTTGTTGATGCGGATCCAACGGAAGATAGAAGAACCTCTGCAATAGACGGAACTAATGTCAGAAAGCAAAATGACATTATCAGTCTTGATTATTCTGATGTTGAGTGGATAACACAAACTTTTGCAACCAGAACTGAAAGTGTAACTCCTTTCCTTATTAGTTTCTGGCAAGGAACTATTGTCTTGACACCTGCTTCTGATAACTGGGTTTCTCAAGACAGAGTAACTGCAAAAACAATTGATACTATCGGCAACTATTCTCAGATCATGTCTGAAGCCGAGGAAAAATATGGTGTTGATCCAGAAACTGGATTTGCTGCCGAAGTATGGAATTCTTGGGAAACAAATTGGTCTGGTACATTCTCAACTCAAACTGATACTAGAGAGTCTACTACCACTAGCAGCCGCACGTTTGGGCGAGGTGGATGGATTAATGGAGGATCTGGTGGACCTGCTGCATGGGTCAGACAGACCACTACTCAACCAATTGAGCAGGATGTAGTTGAGACAATTGAAAGTGGTGTTAAATCAAGAACTGGTACACAATATCATGTTGTTGAAACATTTGAAGAACTCTCTGTTGGTGACAAAGTTCTCAGTACCGAAATTATTTCTACAGTAAGATCAAGGAATGTTGAATTCTATGCAGCAAATCTAAAACCAAGCACTCAAATTTATGCTTTCTTTGACGGTAAAGATGTCACAAGGTATTGTGTTCCAAAACTTATTGAGATTTCAATGAGTTCCGGTACATTCCAAGTTGGAGAAACTGTTGAAGGAAGAGTTATTGATAAAGGTATAGGTGAAGAAGGAAAGGATACAAATCCTAGAATCAATTTTAGAGTTGCTACATCTAATCATAGAAGAGGAGATTATGACTCCCCAACAGAGGTTTATCCAGATAATCCTTATGTTGATGGTGGAACTGTTCCCGAAGTTTATTCTTCCACTTCAACTACGTTAAATGTAGATACATATTCTCTTGCAGATCAACCACAAGGGGATTTCTTTGGTTATATCCAAACAGGAATGAAACTGATTGGACAAACAAGTGGTGCAGAAGCAGAAGTAACAAACGTTAGACTTATTACTGATAGATCTTCGGCTTTATTAGGAAGTTTCTTCATTCCCGATGCGGGTAATGGAGACAATCCTAATTTTGAAACTGGAACTAATGTATTTACATTAACAAATGATCCAGACAATGATCAGGATGCCGCTACTACTGTTGGTGAAGAAGCATATCCAACTTCTGGTATTCTTGAAACAGTTCAAGAACAAATCCTTTCTATTAGAAATGCAAAAATCGAACAGAAGAAACTGTTTGAAGATGAACTTGTCAATAGAACTATTGATACCGAAGTTACTGCTACTAGAAACATTGGACAAGCATCTACAAGCGAATCTATTGTTGGTTGGTATGATCCTCTCGCACAATCTTTCCTCGTTGACCAACAAACAGATCCAGAAGGTGTATTCATAACAAAGTGTGATGTATTCTTCCGTACAAAGGATGATGGTGAAACTCCAGTCAGAATGCAGATCAGAACAATGGAGAATGGTTTCCCAACTCCTAAGTATTTCGATCTATCCGAAGTAGTTCTTTTCCCAGATGATGTCAATACATCAACTGATGGAACCGTAGCAACCACATTTGAATTTGCTGCTCCAGTTTATCTTGAGGGTGGTAAAGAATATGCTATCTGCTTGATTTCAAACTCAACCAAGTACAGTGTTTATATCTCTAGAGTTGGTGAAAATGACATCCTATCTGATGCGTATATTTCTAACCAACCAACACTTGGTTCTCTATTCAAATCTCAAAATGCTTCTACTTGGGAAGCAAGTCAATGGGAAGATCTTAAGTTTACTCTTTATAGAGCAGACTTTGTTGAATCTGGATCTGTAGATCTTTATAGCCCAGAACTTTCTGAAGGTAATAGACAAATTGCAACATTAATGGAAAATCCATTAAACATTACCTCTAATGAAATTCGTGTTGGATTAGGAACAACCATTTCTGATGGTCGCTATGCTCTTGGAAATACTTTCTACCAAGGAACTACTTTAAATAAAACTGCACAGGGAGATTTAATTGGAGTTGGTGCTAGTGCCACAGGATCCTTGACAATTACCAATCCAGGTGTTGGATATACTCCAGCAGATGGACACTTTACTTTCTCTGGAGTAAACTTGATCGCAGTTTCTGGAAATGGATCAGGAGCTACTGCAGATATTACTGTAGAAGATGGAGTTGCGATTGGAGCAACGATTAGTAATGCAGGTGGCAATGGTTATCAAGTCGGTGACGTAGTTACTATTGGTGCTGCAGCACCAGCGCCTGGATCATCTGATCCTGCTGGATTGAGTATTGGAAGAAATGCAAGATTTACATTAACCAGCATTGGACATACATCTCAATTGATAATTGGTAATGTTCAAGGTGAATTTATCACTGGTGCTGCTGGAACTATGCGCTTTATTGATAGTGATGGAGTAGACAGAGAATTGAATAGTGGTTCTGGTGGAGATGTTACTATTCCATCAAATCAAATAGTAAGCGTTTCTGATGGACTTCATATTAAAGTAAATCATGTCAATCATGGAATGAATTTTGATGAGAACTTCGTAAGAATATTCAATGTTCTTCCCGATGTCAAACCAACCAAATTGACAGCAGCTTATGACAAATCATCTACAGATCCGCTTCAAGTAACTGCTGGAACAGGAAGTAGATTTGATACATTTGAAGGTATTGGTGTTGGTGCAACTAACACTGGATTACTCTTAATTGGTGAAGAAGTTATTGAATACACTTCTACTACATCAGCATCGATTGGTGGAAATATTTCTAGAGGAGTAACTCCAAAATCATATCCTATAGACACACCAGTCTATAAGTATGAACTTGCTGGAGTAAGTCTTGCTAGAATCAATAAGACTCATGATTTAAGTGAGGTGACTGTTGCAAATCCAATAACATTAGATTCTTATCATATCAAACTTGATATGTCCGAGAAACTTGGAACTATTGGTATCAATGATAATGCTGACAGATCTGTAGGAACTTCGTTCCCTAAACTGTTCCTTAATAGATCAAAAGCTACTGGCGGAAATAATGTCAAGGCCAGTAAAAATATACCATTTGAAATTATTAAACCATCTATACACAATGTCACCGTCGAAGGAACTTCTTTATCTGGACAGATAAGAACCGTCACTACTCAAAGTATCAGCGGTAATGAAATTCCTTATGTAAATGCTGGATTTGAAGATGTCGTTCTTAATACAAATAATTTCCTTGATTCTCCAAGAGCAGTCTTCTCTAAAGTCAATGAAGATCGTAAGTTAAATACTATTGAAGGTAATAAGTCCATGCAAATGAGACTTTTCCTTGGAACAACTAACACCAAGTTATCTCCACAAATAGAACTTCAAAGATGCAGCATCTATGCAATATCAAACAGAGTTAATTCTGAAGTTACAGATTATGCTACAGATCCTAGAGTAAATTCACTCTTTAACGATCCTAGCGCATGTCAGTATGTTTCTAAAGAAGTAACTCTTGAAAATCCCGCATCATCAATTAAAATTATTGTAGATGCTCACATTCCTACAGATGCTGATATTAGAGCATTCTATGCAATTAATTCTGATCCAGGATTTGAACCAATATTTGAACCATTCCCAGGATATTTGAATTTAGATGTTAACGGCCAGGTTATTAATGATGAAGATAATGATGGAAGACCTGACGTTTTCATAGAGAATTCAATCAAGAAAGGATATAGTGCATATGATACTGACTTTATTGAACGCTCATTTACCATTGATGATCTTCCAAACTTTAGATCATATAGAATTAAACTTGTGATGACATCGACCAGTCAAGAACTGGTTCCTCAAATGAAGAACCTTAGAGTACTTGCTCTTGCATAATATGGAAACTTATACGCAAAAAGGTCATAAGGATCTCGCAAGAGATCCTTTAACTAATAATATAGTTAATGTGAATAAAGCATCGTATGATCAGTACATTGCTAGTCGAAAGGTTAAAAGTGAAAAGAATCAAAAAGTACAGACAATGGAAGAAGATCTTGCTAATGTAAAAAATGAACTAAATGAAATCAAGTCACTACTAAAGGAGTTAGTCAATGGACCCAAATGATATTGAAATCAAAGGTTTAGAAAAGTCTTTTGCATATCAGAAGATTGCATCTGAGATAGATAGTTGTGATGATCGTGACATGCTAAAGAATATCGCAAAGTCTTTTGCAAAATTATATTATAAGCAGCAAGAAACAATCGCAATCATAGGATAACCAGATGGCATCTAGTACAATTACTTTTGACCCAGACTCTGGAGTTCCTTATGGTGCAAATTTGACCATTTATGGTGGAACAGATTTCACTCAAACATTTAATGTTAAGGATACTTCAAGTAGTGCCTTCAATCTTACAAATTACTCTGGATCAGGAAAATTATCCAAATCCATTGGTATTGGAGCATCAACTGGTAGTGGTAATTACACCGCTTTTTCGGTTAGTGTGACAAGTGCTTCAGGTGGTACATTAAAGATTTCCTTAACAGATACTCAAACCAAGGCCTTGGATCAAGGCAGATATATGTATGATGTCTTGGTTACTGTAGGATCAACAACATATCCTTTGGTAACTGGCAATGTTTATGTATATAATACCGTTACACAAAGAACCTAAATACACATAGGAAACTGGTGGATAAATGGCGCAACCAG